GTGGCGGCACGCTGGTGCCGGCGAAGTAATACCGGCCGAATTTGTCGTCGACAATCGGCGAGCGCATGACGTCGGTATCGGGGTCGACGAACTCCAACCACTTTGCATTGCCGGTAATGTCGTTCTCGAAGGTCTGGTTCGCACCACCTTGGAACGTGGTCGTGGTGTGGGTCAGCGACGCGGTGTCGTACAACCACGTCAACCGCGCAGCTGACGTCGACTCGGTCACCACGGTCGTATTGAAGGCGGCACCGAACGTCGGCGCCTTCAATACGATGACCGGCATGGTAACAGAATCGAAGTCCTGCGTTCCGAGAAGATTGTCTCCGGCCGTAGTAGAGATCGACGGATTGGTGACCGTGCCCAGCCCGTACTCCGTCCCGGCGGTGCCCGTCAGGGACAACGCCTTGTACAGGTTGCTGGCGCTATCGGTAGCGGTGGCGCCGAGTAGCACCTCGTACTCGTTCACGACGACGGTCTTGAACGTGTAGAGCTCCTCGCCGACTTTCACCTGATCGCCGGCGTTGGCGTTCGCCAGAAACACGAGGATAGCGCTGGCGGTTGCCTGCGTGATGGTCGGCACGCGATAGACGAACCGCGCTGCTGAGTTCGTGAGGGAACGCAGCAGCTTCGGTTCGCGCCAGCCAGTCAGCGCGCCGCTGAAGAGGTAGGTGTTCTCGCAGTACTCTGCCTGCCCCGCTGGAAGCAAATGGGGATCCCATGCGGGCAACATCCCGCCGTATTGCTCCAACTTAAGGACAGACAAGGCATCCTCACTTCAGCGTTTGCGCCCGCGGGTCGGGCGCGTCAAAACCAGGAACGTGTTCGCCGGGTCTAAACACGGGAGTCGTGTAGCCTTCCGACTTGTCGCGCTCCATCTGCTTGTACTGGGCAGCCTGCGCTGCGTGGCGCTCAGTGGCGCGACGGCCGGCTTCCATCTCCAACTGGGTCTGCGACATCTGCCGCGCGGTCGGCGGCGGAGGGACATACTCTTCGATCTTGCTCTTCTCCATGTGGTCGCGGAGTTGGTCGAGCAAGGCATCGCGGCCCTTGGAAGCGAGACCGGCGATCGAAACGAACTCGGGTTGAATGTCGATCGGCTTGTCTTCAGCAGGGGGAGCCGCCTCAACAGCTGCGTCGATAGCCTCCGGTGAGATCATCAAGTCGGTGTGGCCAGGTGCCACGACGGCGGGCGCAGCGTTCTTCTTCAGGCTGAGCGGGGGTTTGGTGGTGTAAGAGGGCATGCGTAATTCTCCTGCGTGGGTGCAGCACAGTAGCGTGCGTCGGTTTAGGGTTTGTTAATTAGCGCCCGCGACCACCGGGGCGGAATTTGGCGAAGGTTTGGGCCAGTCGAGCCTCCTTGCCGAGCTTGCCCGGGGCGTTCTTCTCTTTCGCGGCGTACGCCTGTGTCGACATTCCGGCCGCTTTCGCCTTGGCGCTGAACACACCCTTGCGGCTTGGCTTGACCGCATCCTTCATCCAGTCCTTGCTCATAGACGATTGTCCTCTTGGCAGCTTGCGGTAATCGCAACAGACGGCACCTGGGCGCTCTCGTCTTTCAGAGCCTTGATGGCAACAGCCTGTCCGACCGTCCGGTAGAGCGAAATTCGCTCCGCGGCGAACGCCTCGGACTTCAAATAGTCCTGACAGGGCTCCAGACCGACGAAGGTATGCTTGCTCATGAAGGGCAGGGGTTCATCGACCGGAACACCGGCGGAGATCAGGTAGACCAGAGCGACGACGGTGTACATCATTTGCGGTCGAGCCAGTTGTCGTTGCGGCAGCCGAGCCGTCGGCCAGTGGCGTTGTGCTCACGTACCTGCTTGATGGTCAGCGGGGTGTCCTTGCGCGACGCCAGGATCTTGCGCCACGCAATGCACTGACCTTCATTGTCAGTCACGGAGGTCAGGGTCCCGTTTGTTACGCACCCACCGAGAAGGCCCGCGAGCAACATCGCGGACAGCATCGGCGCGAGCTTTCTTCCCGATAGCGAGTGAATTGGACTTCGCCTTGTCCCATTGGGCTTGGACACGTTGTTCACCGAGGTGCACTCCTACTCCGACAGCAATCATGACCGCCACGATCAGACCAGCGGCCCAGAGAAATTCCTTCTTGAAGACCGGCGAGAAATACGCAGCGGCAAGGCAGGCGATAGCTAGGGCGCCGCCGGCGCCAAAGTGCCAGACCAGCGCCCACAGGCCGGCGAACTGGTAAGCGAGGTACGCACTGATCATTAGCTTCGCACCTTATCCACAAGGATCGACCACGACGAACGCTTGACCTGTGAGTCCTTAACGCCCTCAAGACAAAGCGCACGCTCGCTCTTGCGGTGATCGCCATGCTTCTCGCCAGCACGGCGGGCGACGAGGCCGCGCCGCACCACATGGTCCGACGTCACGATCCAGCCATCGAACGCTTCACAGGCAGCTGCGACATTGCCAGCGTTGATCTTCGCCACCATCGGCGACTTGCAGACCCGCGCAGGACCGGCGTTGTAGGCGGCATCGGTAAGCGCGGCCCACACCTTCACCGGTAGTCCATCCACCTTGACGCACTGGACAATGGGGTCGAGATATTTCGGCAGGCTCTTGGCCAGAAACTCGTCGCACTGCTGCTTCGTGAACCGCGTCCCTGCTTTCACCTTGCCGAACTCGTCGGTCTGGCCGTAGCAGTAAGTCATCGGGTGACCGGTACCGATCATGTCCTTCTTGGCGACGACGTCCATCCCTTCCCAGACAGGGGTGAAGCCCGCGGTGACCGAAATCACGGCAGCGAACGTGGCCGTTGGAAGTTTGCGGACGGCCATTACTCAGTCCCCGGACGATGAAGAACTTTTGCCAAAGCGAGTGCTGCGGACAGGACGACGCCGCCCAAGACGAACGCCCAAAGCGGGAGGACGGCGATAACTGCTGGCCACACTAAGAGAAGGCCGGTGACCGCACCCCAAAAGAGCGCAGCCAGTACCATGTGGACCCGCCAAGATAGCTTTTGCCAACCCTCGATGTAGCGCATGCGGCTACTCTGAACCTGGGTGGTTAAGGGGTGGTTAAAATTACCCGACGAACGCCCCTGAAAACCCAGCCCCAGCAGCGCCACCAGCGGTGTCGTAGAACTGCGATATCCGCATCGCCATCATGTACATCGTCACGGCCGGGCTCTCCGCAGTAAACGCGCCGGAGCCGTTATTGCGCGTAGCTTTCTTCACCGTCGTGCCGCCAGTGATAAACTTGCGCAGGTTGGTGTCTGGGATAGTATCAAGCGCAAGGATCATATTCGACGAACCGGTACCGCGAAGCGCCAAGCAATAGTCCGTGTTCTTCGTCAGGCTGATTTCCGCTGGGAGGAGAATCTGGCACATGAAAGCGCTACCAGTCCGCTCGAAATTCTCACCCAGAATGTTCACGGAGGAACCGGAAACAACAGCAGGGGTGCCAGTGGGATTGGAGTAGACCGCAAGTGTAGCGTCCGAGTTCGCGTTGCTACCACCCAAAATGAGACTGTACGCATCGATCTTACAATCCCAGGGCACCTGGAAGATCAGACCGCGCTCGTCCGGATTAGAGCCGTCGCCATATGTCTCGGACGAAGTACTCGTAATCGGCAGGGCTGCATCAAAGATACCCAATGTTCCATCGTCCGCTACGATATAGACGTTGGGTAGCGCACCACCGGCGCCGGTCCCCCAAGCACCCGATGTAAATTGGGTCATCGTCGGGCGTACGTTAACGCCAGCTGTGCTCGGGCCAGCCGCGCTGGACGTTCTAACAACGTCAGTTCCACCCCGAGCGGTCATGTCTAACACGACCGCCACTAGGTCGCCGTGCGCGATCGTCTTGGACCCGGACGTCATACTGACCGTATTCCACGTCGAGTCCGTGATCGTGGTCACGCCTCCAGTCATTGTAGCTTTGACGTCGAACGTACCGTCACCACGAACCGGTGGACCATTGACCGAATCGACGTCCTGGATACCGATATCGATCGTCGAACTACCACTAGAGAACGTATTGCTGGTACCAGGAAGCCATTTGATCTGGCCGCCGGCGCTACTCACGGTCTTGCTGGCGGCGCGCCCTTCCCAGTACACATGTCCAATCATGGCGGACTTATTGGTCGCCGCGTTTAACGCAGTCGCATTGGACACGCCGGAGAAGCGCGACACCCATTCTGGAAAATACAGGCCGGTCGGTGTTGCTGTCAGCGCCATGGATTACGGCCTCGTATACGGCATGGAGAGCGTCACACGCGTAACCGTTGCGACGCTGTCGACATTGTACGCAAAGATATCACCGGCGCTGAACGCCTTCGTCCAACCAGTCAGTGTTGTGTCCTCGGACTTGGTTGCAGACGACAGCGTCGGCGGCGCGGACGCAGTGATCTTGTCACCGGCAACGGGGTGTGTGCCGCCGGCGTCGAACTGTGCGTAGGTGCACTTCCACACGTTGACGACAATCGATCCGGACTGGTCGGCAAGTAGCCTGTTCGAGACCAAAGTGCCATCAAACGGCGCGACCAGATAGCCCTTCAATCCCGTCGTAATGGCAACGCCACCACCGTCGATTACACACTCAATCGAACCGGAATTTGAACCAGTGGCGCCCGTTGCACCTGTGGCGCCGGTCGGACCGGTGTTACCAGTGGGGCCGGTAACACCCTGCGTGCCCTGTGCACCAGTCGGACCGGTAGGGCCGGTGGCGCCCACTGCACCATTCGTACCATTCGTACCATTGGCACCAGCAGCACCAGTCGGACCGGTGTTACCAGTCGGACCAGTGGCACCTGTTGCCGCTACCGCACCCGCGGGGCCGGTCGGTCCAGTGGGCGCAACGGCACCGGTCGGGCCTGTATTACCGGTCGGACCGGTGACACCTTGAGATCCGGTCGGACCGGTGCCGAGCGGACCGGTGTTACCGGTGACGCCAGTTGGACCAGTTGGGCCGGTCGGTCCGATCACACCGGTCGGACCGGTGTTGCCGGTGACACCCGTAGCGCCGGTCGGACCCGTAGGTCCATTTGCACCGGTCGGACCGGCCTCACTACTCCCTGGACCGGTGTTGCCAGTTGGCCCGGTCAGGCCAGGTTCTGTGGATACAGGACCAGTCGGTCCGAAATTACCTTGTGGACCAGTCGGGCCGGTGGCGCCAATGCTCGCTGCCTGACCATCGGCACCTTGGGGGCCAGTACTGCCGGTCGGGCCAACGATCGACAGCATCAAGCTGGCGTTTTCGGAGGTGATCACCGGACCGCCATTGGTCGCGATGAAGATCTCCAGATGGTCGGACCGGCGTTGTTTCAAGAACGTGTCGACTTCAACGATGGCGTTGAACTGATCCTGGAGCGTGCCTCCCTCAACGAAGAAGCTGACCGAGCGCCCGTTCGGCGCAATGACCTGCGTGTCGACAGTGGCCGTTCCGGCGTCAATCGTCACCACCATCCCGGTGATGAAGTCGTGCCGCGGCAGCCAGTCGTTGTAGATGAACTCGTACAACCGGCGGTCGCCCACCGCCTGCGTGACCTTGCCGCGGAGCGGCTCACGGGCGGGGATGTAAAAAGATGTCGTGCTGCTTGCCATTACATCACCGGAAAATGGTCAGGCGCCAATTCAGCGTCCCCAGAACGAGGTTGCTGGCCTTGGTGGTCGCAAAGGAGATGCTTAGCGTGTTGGCGGCGGAGACACGCGTGTTGCAGATGACCATGCCGAGCGGTGGCGTGCTCAGGCATTGGAGGAAGACCGAGTCCGTCGACAACAGGCCGGCGACCAACTGCGTCACCTCGATGCTGCTGGTCTTGGGGACGGTGCCGAAATTGGCGGTGAAGTCGACCTTGATCGCAGCATTGGGGCCGGTCGGACCAGTGAACGCACCCGGGCCGGTCGGACCAGTGCTACCACCGGCAGGGCCGGTCGGACCTATGGCGCCGGTCGGACCAGTCACGCTCGAATCAGCACCGGTGGCGCCAGTCGGCCCTGTTGGGCCGGTCACACTCGACGCGGCGCCGGTTGAGCCAGTCGGCCCTGTGGGAGCGACAGCACCTGTGGGGCCAGTCGGGCCAGCCACGCTTGACGCAGCGCCCGCGGCGCCGGTCGCGCCGGTCGCACCAGTTGAGCCGGTCGGGCCGGTGGCACCGACGTCACCCTGTACACCCTGGATACCTTGAAGACCCTGCACACCTTGCGGGCCGGTCGGACCGAGCAGGCCGGTCGGACCGGTAACCCCGTTGGTTCCGGCTGCACCCGTCGGGCCTGTGGCCCCGGCACCAGTCGGACCTGTGGGGCCGTTCGCCGGCCCGGTGGGGCCGGTGGGGCCGCCACCAGTCGGACCGGTCGGACCGCCAGCGGGGCCGGTGGGGCCAGCATCGCCGGTGGGGCCAGTCGCGCCAGCACCGGTAGCACCAGTGACACCTGTGGGGCCGGTGACGCCGGGTGAGCCCTGCACGCCCTGGAGCCCCTGCACGCCCTGCGCACCATCCGGACCTGCAACGCCTTGTGCGCCGGTGGGGCCTTGCACGCCGATCGCACCGGTTGGGCCCGTGGCCCCCACAGGACCAGTCGAGCCAGTGGGACCAAACGTCCCGGTGGGTCCCTGTGGACCAGGCGTACCCGTAGCACCGCCCGCCGGACCGGTCGGTCCGACAATCGACAGCATGAGTTCGTCGAACCCTGCTACCTGGACGATGGTGCCAGTTGTCATGTGATACCCGTATCGCCCCTATTGGCGCCTTATGACGCCGTTGTAATCGCGGTCCACGTCGTGCTTCCGCTTGAATTGACGTACAGGCGATCGTTGGTGGTCGAGCCGTCCGTACGCAGATACAGCGAGCCCTTCGTCGCCGAGTAGGTTGGCGCCCCAGACCCGAACCCGATCGACACGCCGGCCGTCCCCATCAGATACGCAGCTTGGCCACCAGCCGGCGTCGCCGTGGCGTTATATGCTGTGATCGCGCTGGCGACTGATGCAGTAAGCGAGGCACCGGTTGGACCAGTCGGACCGGTGGCGCCAGCGGCTGCTGTTGCGCCGGTCGGACCGGTGCCACCGCCCGTACCAGGCGGGCCAGTGAATCCGGTGGGGCCGGTATTGCCAGTGACACCCGTGGCGCCAGTCGGTCCTGTCGGGCCGGTCGGCGAGGGGCCGGTCGGACCCGTGCGGCCGGTCGGACCCGTTGGGCCGGTCGGACCGGTCGATCCCGGAGACGGACCCGTGGGACCGGTGGCGCCGGTGGCAACCACCACGGGAAGCGCCGAGACCGGCGATGGTGTAACGGAGATAACGGTCACGGCAGGGAAACTCCTTGCTCCACGATCACGGTGCCGCCCATCAGTACGACGCGCGTCCCATCAGAATTGTCGATCATGACGAGGTCGTAGACATACGGGTCACAGTCGACGGTGACAGGAAGCACCGGAGAGAACACGGTGTAGTCGACGTTGAAATGCAGGATGCGCTGCACGTAGTCGTCGATCACGATCTCGCCGCCGGCATTAGTCATCGTCAGCAGCGGGGTCGGGTCGTCGCGCGTGCCCTTCACTTCCATCAGGAAGGACTGGCCGGTGAAACTCCACGACGTATCGCCGTCGACGCCGAACTTGAACGCATCTTCCCAGGTGGCGTTGTTGCTGATCACCATGTTTACGCGAGCGGCAGAGCGCGCCATCAGAAGCCTCCCGTGTTGCTGGTGCTGAACCCACCACGCTGCGTGCCGCGGCCGAACTGCCGCGGGAACGACCAGTTCTGCGCACCGAACGTGTTGCGGTGGAGCGTGGCACTGCGCGCGGTGGCGATGGCATTGAGGAAACGCTTGAGGTGATAGTTCGAAAGCGGCAGGTTGGAGTAGCTCTTGGACAGTTCACCCATCATGCGTCCGAGCACACCATCAAGAATGCTCGGCCCCCACATCGGCAGCACCCAGTCGGGTGCCAGCGGAATGTCACCGCGCTCGGTCGGGAGCACCACATTCTTGACCACCGTGGCGGTGAAGGTCTGTGCCTGCGTGGACGGATATACCAGCGAGATCGTTCCCAACGTCGGCATCAGCGCTTGCTGCGGGACGTTGTTGACGTCGCGGACACCGGCAAGCCGGATGATGGTGCCTTCGCTCGGGACCAGCACGTAGGTCGTGGTGTCCGGAACGATCGGTACCGCGATGTCCTCCAGCCATGCTGAAGACAGATCGAAGAACTCATGGAAGACGTCGAAGATGTTGCTCTTCAACATCGCGCGCGACACGCCCGGCAGTTTGGCCGTTGCCATGTCCAGCAAGCGCTCCCAGTCCGGTGCGGCAATCGCCATCAGCTTGCTCCCTGCTGCGCGCCGATCCCGGGCACCGCGAGGCCGAGCAGCATCGAATAGAAGATCCGCAGGAAGCTGGCGGAGCGGGCGTCTTGCACATCTTCCTGGTCGCGCGCCAGCGCGTGCGCGCACGTCCCGTAGACGAGGGCGAGGCGGAACGGTGGCTCCATCTCCACTGGCTCGGTATCGACCACGGTGAAACTAGGGACGCGTTCGTGGTGTCGGAAAACGAAAAGCTCGGGACGGATGCGGCGGGTTTCGAGCAGGGTGACATTAAAGGCGACGAGCATGCTCGCATCGTCGTACCGGTACGGAGCGATGGTATCCTGGAGCAACGTTCGCGCGTCGCTGATATAGTCGCTGACGGTCTCTAGCGCTGACATAAAAATCGCCCCGAATTGTGGGGCGACCTTAGTATCCATTTGTTAAGGAAACGAAAACGGGGACCCGTAGGTCCCCGCTGTCAGCCTATAGAGCGGCTGGGAGTTACGAGTTCGGCGTGACCTGCGCCTGCACCAGAGCCTTCGAATCCACGATCTGGTAACCGTAAACCTGAAGGCCGCGCAGGATCTGCCCGAACGTCAATTCGCTTCTTAGCGTTTCGACCTTCGAAATCTGGCTTGCGAACGTGAGTCCATGGGCGTGACCAGCGAAGATCGGCCACTCGCCGGCGTTGAAGTCACCCGACTGGGTGCTGTTGTTCGGCAAGAGGTTCGAGATGTAGATCGTGAAACGATCGACCATGCCGAGCCGGCCGTTGCGCAGCATCGAGACCGAGTCACCCGACAGGTACGCCTGACGGAGTTCGGACTGCTTGATCATGCGACCAGCCCACGCCGGCATGACGACCCAGCGGCCGACCTCCGGGATGTTCTGCTCGTCGAGCACCTGGCCCATGCGCATCAGCACGTCCAGCAGTTCGATGTCACCGGAACCCGGGTTCTTGGAGACCACGCTGAGCGCGCTGCCCTTGGCACCGAGGTTGATGTTGCCGGTGATCACGCCGGCCGCCGTACCACGGTTCGCCGCGGCAGCGCCGCCAACGATGCCGCCGAGGACGTCGCGGTCGACGGTGATCTTCAGCTGCTGGGCAGCGTCGTCCGACCACATCGACAGGATGTTCAGATCGCTCTGAATCTCCATGACGTCGTCGAGGATCAGCGAGAAGTACTTGCCGTTGCCAATGTACAGTTCGACCGTACCGCCGGTCGGGCGGTCGAGGCCGAGCAGACCATCGGACTGGTAGTCGTGGATCGAGATCGTCGGTTTGGTGCGGATCTTGACGCGGTCGCCCTTGTTCTTGATCTCACCCTCATAGTCGGTGTTCGAGATCGCAGCGAGGACGGTCGAGGCGTAGAACTTCTCGACGAGCTTGCCCGACCAGATCTCCGGAATGAAGCCGGTCGACTGGAGCAGGTTGCCGGTGGAGCCGGTCGGATAGATCGCCGGCGAAGAGCCCGACGTTGCGCCGGGAAAACCAGAGCTCGGAATAGTCATAGTAAACCCCCTGTGGGTAGGGGGCTTACTCGCTGTTCATGCGTAGAATGGAGCCCCCGGATTAGCGGACGCGCCCTTCCGCTTGAGCGGAAAAGATGGACTGCTCCAACCTGGCCTTGTCGGTTTCACGACCTGCGTAATAACCGGCACGGACCTGATCGTAGAAAGTCTTGATCTGGGCGCGGGTGTAAATCGGCTTATCCGCGGGCGATGCAGGTGACTCACCTGACGCCGGCCTTGCCCTGCCAGGAGCCGCAAGAACCTCCAAAGACACCGCAGGTGTGCGAGGAGCCAGAGGCTGCTCAATCTGCGGCGCTGGAGCCATCTGGCCCGTGGCGATCCCCTCTCGGAGAAAATCCTTGAAGAACGCTACTACCTTGGGGGCATCAGCCGCCTCGTATGCTGCGTTCAACATCGACTGTCGTATCTCACCAGTGTAAATATTTCGTAAACGCAGCCAGCTTTTGAACTCGGGGGATTTGTTGATCACCTGCCAGTTCGGCACCGCGGCCGACAGTTGCTGGCGCAACTCGCCCTTGGCCGTGGTGGTGACGCGCTGCTTCAGCGTGCTGTTCTCGGCGCGAAGCGCGTCGATCTCCGGTCCAAGCGTCTCTGCCGCGGCGCGGCGCGCGAGATCGATGAGCTCTGGCCCGTAGGCTTGCTCGTCCTCCGGCGTGATCAGTCGCTGCGGCTGCGCCTGCTCGCGGGGCGGCTCGGGCTGTTGGTTGCGCAGCAGTGCCTGGGTCCGCATGAGCTCGTCGCCCAGCTGGCTCAACTGCTCCTGCATCGAGCCGATCGTGCGTTGCGCCGTCTCCCAACGACCGCGCATTGAGTTGTAGCGAGCGGCCCACTCCGAATCGCGCATCTCGTCTTTCGATGCCGGCGCGATGAAGTCGGGCTGTTGGTGTACGTGCTCCTGCGGTGCAGGTTGTGGTTCGGTCGGTGCAGGTGCGGCTTCAGCGACCGGCTCGGCCGGCGCGGGGGCGACTTCAGCGACCGGCTCGGCCGGTTGCTCCTGCTGCTTGTAGAAGCTCTCGGCGTGCTCAGCGGCACGGCGGACGTGTTCAGGGATTACAACGGAGGTATCGATGGGGGCTTGGGGGGAGGGACGCTGGTCGACAACAATTTCTTGGGTAGCCATTTGGGAATCTCCAGGGCGTGCGCGGCGTTATTGCGGCGCAGGCTTCCTGGACGGTGCGTCACATTCCTTAAAAAACCGTAAGAGCGCCAGACATTGCTGCACGCGCCCCTGCTGACGGAGTACCTCGTCCGCCGGCGTCGACGCCAGTGCGGTCATCGCTTCCGTGGTGTAGACATCCAGCGCACGCAGGAATTTGTCCCACGCTTCCGGGTTGGCGTTGCGCAGGAGCAGCGCGTACTTCGCGATGTCAGAAGCCACTAGATCCCGCCGCCGCCCATCATGTCGGAGTCCATGCCATCGTCCGGGGCCTGGGGCTGCGCCATCGGGGTGGCCTTGGTGTAGTCCTGCATCGAGTTGGACGCGCCGCCGCGCGCGGCGTTGATCGCCGGCTGGATCGAGGAGCCCTTGTTCGGGGCGGTGTGGAGCGTGCCCTTGCGGTGGATGCCGATCGGCGTCATGTGCTTCTTAAACACGGGGGCCTCCAAACATATCCGACCCGA